AAGGCCCTTGATCTGGTCTAGCGTCATCATCTGAAAAAACTCCTCGTTTGTGCGCCTATGCCCTCTTGACATACTCCCGCGCACAATGCAATGTCAAGTCACCGGGTTGAGAGCCTGCCCCGGTCAGGCGAGGCACAAGGTGCCAAACATGAAAGGAACGATCCATGTCAATCATGGAGTTAGCACGCAAGCCGGTTGACCGGCCTGTCATTGTGACAGTTTGCGGCGATGCTGGGAGGGGCAAGACAAGCCTCGCAGCGGCATTTCCCAAGCCGATCTTCATTCGCGCAGAAGATGGGATGCAAGCCATCCCGGCAGACAAGCGACCTGATGCTTTTCCGCTTTTGCAAAGCGCATCGCAGCTTTGGGAGCAAATCACGGCTGTGATCCACGAGCCGCACGACTACCAGACGCTGGTGATCGACAGCGTGACCGCCTTGGAGCGGTTGTTCGTGGCGGATGTTCTGGCGCAAGACCCGAAGGCCAAGAGCATCAACCAAGCCCTTGGCGGATACGGCGCTGGCACGGCTGCGGTGTCGGCTATGCACCAGCGGGTTCGCAAGGGTGCTGGGCTGGCAAATGAAAAGCGCGGGATGCACGTTGTCTTCGTGGCGCACGCTGATGTGGAAACGCTGAAGCTGCCCGACGTTGACGACTACATGCGCTGGACCCTGCGCCTGCCGCCTAAATCGCAGCCGCCTTACACCGACGATGTGGATGTTGTCGGGTTCCTGCGGCTTGTGACCTACACCAAGGGCGAGGACGGCGACCGCAAGAAGGCGATCAGCACGGGCGATCTGGAAATGGTCTGCCATGCTACGGCTGCCAACGTCTCGAAGAACCGCTACGGCATCACCGATCCGCTGGATTACCGCATCGGGGAAAACCCGCTGGCCAAAGTCATCCCGTCGCTTGGCGGGGCAAAATTTAACACCAATGAAGAAGGAGCCGAATGATGGGCTTTTGGGACTTGAGCGACGGCGAGACAGCCGCAAACACCGGCACCGAATATGAGGTGCCTTCGGGCAACATTGAACCGATCCCGGCTGGATCGTCAGTGCTGGCTATGATTGACGAATGCAAGTGGGAGATGAAGCCCACCGGCGAGGAGTTTATCTCGGCACGCTGGACAGTGCTTGCGCCGGAGGAATACAAAAACCGCAAGGTGTTTCACAAGCTGTGGGTTTTGGACATGGACCCCAGCGCCAAGGACGAAGCGTCTGGCATCAAGAAGCGCGACAAAGCCCGCAAGATGCTGGCAGCCATCGACGCCAACGCAGGCGGCAAGCTGACCGCAAAGCCGGGACGCCCGACCAACGATGATCTCTTGAGCCTGACCAACAAGCCGATGGTTGCAAGCATGATGATCTGGTCAATGCCAGACACGCGCAACGGCGGCATGATGCACGGCAACTGGGTGTCAGCGGTTGCTTCAAAGGGCGCGAAGGACATCTATGTCGCAGAAGCAAAGCCCTTGCCCGCAGCAGGTGCTGCACCGGCGCAGCGCGATGATTTCGGCACAGGCGGTGGCGGCTATGCCAAGCCCGGCTTGGTCGATGATGACATCCCATTTGCCCCGGCTTGGTTGATCTAAGCTGGAGCAAGGTTGCCAGCGCCACGAAGGTGGGAGAGGCCGATTACCCTGAGCATTCAGAGGCGCGGCGCTGGCAACACCATCAAAACACATAGGAGCCAAAATTGGAACAGCGAACAGAAGAATGGCACGCAGCACGCAAGGGTCGCATCACAGCATCGTCTGTGGGGGCAATCTTGGGCCATGCGCCCTATGCCACGCGCGACGATGTGATGCGCCGCATGGTGCGAGAGTGGGTCGGGGCGGAACCTGAATTCGAAGGCAACATTGCCACCGAATACGGCACGCGCAATGAGGCTGGGGCGCTGACCGAATACGTGATGGAAACGGGAAATGCCGTTGAGGCTGTCGGGTTTATCACGCGCGAGGATTGGGCAGGGTGCAGCCCGGACGGGTTGATTGGCGAAGAGGGTGGTCTTGAGATCAAATGCCCGTTTGGCCTGCGGAAAGATGAAACGCCTGCGTTTAAATCGATCTTTGACCAGCCCCATTATTTTGACCAAGTGCAGTTTTCGATTTGGGTCACGAATAGATCGTGGTGGAATTTTTACCAGTGGTCGCCAAACGGGACTTCAATGGAAAAAGTAATGTGGAGCGGGTCTTGGCAAGATCAAAACCTGCCAAAGCTGCGACAGTTTTATGCGGAATATTTGGCCGAGCGCGAAGATCCGGCAATTCACCTAGAGCCAAAGCGTCCCATCATCGACACGCCAGAGGCGCGGCGCATTATGGATGAATACGACCAGCTTTGCGATGCTGTGGAGCGAGCCGAGGCGCGCAAGAAAGAACTGATGTCGGACATGACGACGATCGCCATGAACCGGGACGTTATCTTTGCAGGGCGCAAACTGACCAAGATCGAAAAGGCTGGCGCGATTGCCTATGCCAAAGCTGTCAAGGCGCTGATCCCGAATGCCGACCTTGAGCCGTATCGCGGCAAGCCTTCAAGCTATTGGGTGGTCAAATGACACTCCGCCCCTATCAGCAGGACGCGGCAGATGCGGCGTTGGAATGGATGAAGCGCAGCGCGGCACCATTCATCATCGACGCGGCCACTGGCGCGGGCAAGTCTCACATCATTGCGGAGATTGCCCGAGTGATCCACGACATGACGGGCAAGCGCGTGCTGTGTCTTGCCCCCAGTGCCGAGTTGGTGATGCAGAACCGCGAGAAGTTTCTGGCCACGGGAAACCGGGCCAGCACCTTTTCTGCCAGTGCCGGTGCAAAGGAATTGCGGCACCCGGTGGTGTTTGGCTCTCCGCTGACAGTCAAGAACAAGATCAGCCGCTTTCAAATGCAGGGGCCAAGCGGCTACGCGCTGGTCATTCTGGACGAGGCGCACGGCATCACGCCAACGGTGCGGGACATCATCACAGCAATGCGCGAAGGCAACCCAAATCTGCGCGTGTGCGGGCTGACGGCTACGCCCTACCGCCTTGGGTCTGGGTGGATTTTCCAAGAACACGACAACGGGCGCATAAACGGCGAAGATACGGCATTTTCCCCCTATTTTGCGAAGTGCGTCTACAAAATAGATGCACGCGCGCTGATCGGCATGGGCTACCTGACACCGCCGGTAATCGGGGCCATCAATGCCAGTGGATACGATACCAGCGGGCTTGCGCTGAACAGCCGTGGACAGTTTGATGCCGACGCAGTGGACCGGGCCTATCACGGCCAAGGGCGCAAGACGGCGGCGATTGTGGGCGACGTGGTGGCTCAAGCTGCCAATCGCAAAGGCGTGATGTTCTTTGCCGCCACTGTGAAGCACGCGCAAGAAATCATGGCCAGCCTGCCGCCAGAGCTTTCTGGGATCGTCACAGGGCAAACCCCTAAAGCCCAGCGCGACAGCATCCTAAAGCGGTTCAAGGCGCAGGAAATCAAGTATCTGGTCAATGTCTCAGTGCTGACCACGGGCTTCGATGCAAGCCACGTCGATCTGATTGCTATCCTTCGCAAGACCGAAAGCGTTGGCCTCTTGCAGCAGATCATCGGGCGCGGGCTGCGCCTACATGATGGCAAGACCGATTGCTTGGTTTTGGATTACACGACCAACCTTGAGGACCACTGCCCGGATGGTGATCTGTTTGCACCTGTTGTGAAGGCTAGTAAGGCTGGTGGCGGTGGTGACGGAATGACCTGCATCTGCCCGTCTTGCTCATATGAAAATATGGTCAGCGTCAATCCGCAGTATTTTGACTATCCGTATGATGAGGCGGGCTATGCGCTCGATCTGGATGGTCGGCAGATCATGTCCGACTTTGGTCCAATCCCTGTGCATTTCGGTCGGCGTTGCATGGGGGTGGTGCAATCTGGCAAGCGCGGTGAGTATGAACGCTGCGGGTATCGCTGGACGTTTAAAGAGTGCCCAAATTGCAGCATGGAGAACGACATTGCAGCGCGACACTGTGCATTTTGCAAGTGCGAGATTGTCGATCCCAACGAGAAGCTAAAGGCTGATTTCAAGGCGCTGAAACGCGATCCCACGCGCTGGCAGACTGACCGTGTTCTTAGCATGTCAGCATCGCCCAACATTAGCCGCAGCGGCAACAAGACCCTGCGCGTTGAATGGGTGACGCCTTACAGGCAATTCACGACTTGGGTGATGCCTGAGGCCAAGCACATCAGAGGGCAGTCTCAATGGAACGCTTTTGATGCTGCTACGCAATGCGGGACGGTTGCGCCAAGGACCGTGACGTATCGCAAAGACGTTGAGAGCGGCTTCTTTGACATCCGCGCTTATAACCGCCCGGAGGACATAGAGCCAGAAGCGCCAAGCGTTGCGGAAATCGAGTGGAACCCATTTAGCGAGGAAGAAAAACATGCGGCTCAGTGATTTTCAAGACATCGCGCAGAATGGCGTGCTGACATTTGGTGATCTGGAGTTTCGCGGCAAATGCCCGACCGAGGAGCAAGAACAGATCACGTTTTTCGGTCGGTTGCGGCGCACGCATCCTGATACATGGGGGAAGATTGCTCTGCACCCGCGCAATGAGGGGCTGCGGATCGGCGGCCAGTTTGGCGCTGTGTCGAAGCACAAGGCCGAAGGCATGACGCCGGGCGCTTCGGACATCATTATTCCGGCGCGGGTGGCCTTTGTCTGCGAATTGAAGCGCCGCGATCCGACGCTTGGGAGGTGGCAGGATGGGCAGAAGGAGTATCTTGCCGCATCGGCCAAGGCTGGGGCATTTGCCTGCGTTGCGCTGGGCTGTGACGCGGCTTGGCAGGCTTTTGAGGCTTGGCTGGCGGCCAGTGATTTAGCCTAGCTTGCGCCCATAGAAGGCTTCCAGTTGTGCAAGCCTTTTTTGGATTGCAGCCTTTGCGTCATCGTCAAGGCGGTTTTCTTTGTGCAGTTGCAGCATGTAGCCTTTGAGTTCCTGCACGCCGATGATTGTTGCCACCTTTTCGGCATGTGTTGGCTCTTGCCCACGCGCCGAAGCACGCAGGCAATGCCATTCTGCTTTGCTCCTTTCGAGCCTCACCCTTCCCCCACCGCAATCTCACCGCCGCAGGCCAGATAGCCGCAGCCGTCGATCCAGTTGTCAGCATGGGCCGGGTTCGACTTGGCGCGGGCCAGCTTCAGCAGGGTCATCATCACGGCCACGTCGTGGGCGGTCACGATGGTGTCGAGGTGCGCGGTCCAGTACAGGGCGATGAGATTGAAATTGCTCTCCGCGTCGCCGTGCGTGTCTGCGCGATCCTTGGTGACGTATTCCTTGGCCGTGTCCAAAATCTCGGCGCGGTTCATTTCCACGTCCCCTTGTCGCGCAGGCTGTCGATGCCCGTGATCTCGGCCAGCCGGTTGCGGTAGATCGCACCGGGAGTGATGTTGTTCTGCATCCAGCGAGACATGCTGGATTTGGCGACGGGTACTTGGTCTGC